ACCCTTGCCACTTCCTAAATCTGCGTAATATATTTCGCCTTTAACTACTTGCTTCATTTGTTTTACCCTCCCTCTCTGACTTGACTTAAGTATACCACACTTAACTATCTATGTCAAGCATGGTGTTCAATTTACTTCCCAATGTTTTTTGTATTGTGACGCACCCCCCCCCTATTCCACTATATTTAGTTCTTTAGCAAATAATCCAAGTAATGTTTCTATAAATTCTTTATCTTCATTATTATCCATACACTCGCTCATAGCCCTCCACTCATCCTCTCCTTTAATCAAATCATACGCCCCAAACCCGATATCAGAACTCCATGATATTCTAATAAAATCTTTACGCACCTCAAAATCTTCTATTGTTAAATTAATTTCATCAACATCATTTCTTCTTGTCAATTTAATCACTCCTTATTAATTATTGTTATCACACACTATTTGAAGTATGCCACTATTTAAGTTCATATTTAAATGGATTTAGTACACATGTGCATTTATCTTCTTTGTAAAAAACTAAATTCGTATACCCATCAACCAATACACATTTTCCCTCTTTTAAATGATTCTTAGTCCTAAAATACCATTTAACATTACTTATAGTAAATCTACTAAATAACCAGTCTTTGTAATTCATCTTTCCATTTTCCCTCCCCTTCTTTAACTTGGCTTAATTATACCACATACAAAGGAGGTTGTCAACACTATGTTGTATAATAATTTTCGTTATATGATTCGTACCTTGTGTCTATTTCCAATAAGGCACAATCGAAGTTACACTCCTTGAATCGTTCCCAAAAACCACAAGCAGTAAATTCTGGGCAGCCACATCTATATACACAGTTGGGAACAAGCATATCCGCCAATTCAGGCTCAAAATCATGAAGTGCACTCTTGAAATCCAATGCTAGCTTAGTGGCTTTTGGGTCTGCTTGTCTGCATAGCCTCTTTCTCCAAGCATCTATTAAATTCTGTGCGTTAGCATACCCATCAAACTTGACCCTTGAACCTTGTGGTTTATCCTCTCTATCGACCCCAGTTCTGTCAGTTCTCTGTGTGCTGATAAACTTCTCAAATTTGTGTCTCGACCATTCAGTTGATAACCAATATTCTATATTATCCCATGTCCAATCCACCGATATGAGCCTTATTGGACTGTGCTCTGATATGAGCAATTTTCTTCTAAACTCTGAGGTAGATTCAAGTGAGGAGTACTCCTTACCAACAGTAGTCCTACACTTATTCTTTACATTCTTCCAATTACCGTCTACACCATTAATTCTAGTTGTCATTAAATTTCCTCCTTAATATATATCCTTGTAGTTTTACCATTTATATTCTTTCTTGTATCTTTATATCCTAGTTTTAATATCTCTGTTTTGAAGCTTGCCCTATCCATTGGAACATAACCACCTTCTACACACCACACTTTATACACAAGCAATACATCTGTCATAGCTTCATTGTGTATTTTATACTCTGTTTCGTCAATCCATGCTAGTACACTATTATTTGCTATTTTATATTCTTCTTGTTCTTCCATACCTTTGTCTGATGTTGTAAATTTCTTAGTATTTATAATTCTCTTTAAACCTTCTACTCCAAGTTTTAATAGGTACTGCATAGATTCTTCACTTGCTAATTTCTCACCTATATTTATATCGTAGTCTGCATCATTTTCTGAAAATTTAGCTTTGAATGGAAGTAATACTATTCTACGATTAAAACCATCTGTTTTATCTTTGATTTTAGGTAATTTATTTGCACAAAATATCTGTGTAGCATATGATGATAAATCGAAAGGTTGACCATACTTCTTCTCAACGGAGAATGATTCTCCAGTTACAACTTTCTTGAATACTGATGCAGTTTCCATTGATTTAGCACTTATATCGTCACCAATATTGGCTAATTTATTGTGCATTTCGGCAGGTTTGAACCTTGTTTCCAAGTCTTGTAAACTAAGAGCAGTTATATTGCTATTTCCAAGCAATAACTTGATTGCGTCTAATACTGCGGACTTACCGTTATTACCACCACCAGTTAATATAAAACATTTCTGCATAATATTCTTACGATATAAAGAATAACCAATCATTTCTTCTAATATCAATCTTATCTGCTTATCATTACAGGATACCTTGTTCAGAGTAATATCCATGACTTTTGAATAAGCGCTTGGAATATACTCATGCTCAATCTTATTAGTTATAATCCAATTTGGAGAGTAAGGAAATTCTTCCATTGTATTTATATCTAATATACTATCCTTCAATCCAATATATCTAGCTTTAGCAAAACTTTGTTCCTTACTACACATCAAGTGTACAAACTTTAAGGTTTCCTCTTTTTGAGCATCTTTTAATGTTGGTATCTTATTGGTCATTACCCATTTAAACTCATCATCTTCGGCAGTATATAATCCTTTCCTACTGTATATATGAGGAATATTTTCAATCTTTACGATATTACAATTAAGTAACATCCAGTCAGCGAATTTATTATGAAGGAAGTTACCCTTCTTTCCAAAGAACAATTCTTCTGAGAAAGCATCCTTTCTTGTTATGCTTCTAACTTCATCATCTGGAAGTGGAGTTTCAAACATATATTTGTTAACCATTCTACTTATCTTAGTTATCTCGTCATAAGTGAACATCAATGAGGTTTGAAGGAAGAAATTGTGATTCCATAATAGGTCATTTCTACTTCCTTCTGCAACTCTTAAACTTTGGTCAAACTCTCTGTATATTGGAATAAAATAACTTGGTATAACTTCAATTTCATCTGGAGCATATAACCATTCTCGTAAGTGAGTTGTGGTTATACCATCTACAATTTTAGTAGTTCTCAATGGTACAGTTCTTATTTTATTAGTAGTTGCTACACCAAAATCCATTGGTAATCCTATACCACAATTCTTATGAACACCAGTTTTTTTAACCTTACCTTCATTTTTAAAATATAAGTGAATACCATTCTCACTTTGTAACATACAACATTGTAGCTTTTCATCAATTACTATTTGCTTTACAATCTCACAAACCCAATCATCATCAAAATCAATTTGAACAAATTCATCTTTTAAAATTCCAACATAATCACAATCAACTGGTTTTTCACTTAGTCTATGTGCTTCATCAACTACTCCAATTGGAGATTTATACTCACTAAGCTGATACCCTTTAAACAATTCTACCATACAAAACCTCCTTAATTAATTTGTTACCCTCAGTATATACTACGAAGGGTAATTTGTCAACCGTTTATACAAAATCATCAATTCTCTTTTGTGCTAAGTCTATATACCATTGTTTATCTAGTTTAGATGGAATGCCCTTCTCTGTAATATCGCCATTATCTATAAAACATGATATGGGAGTCGAAGCAGTTTTATCTAATGTGTCCTTATCTCGTTTCTTTTTATATAACGTACCATCACTAGAGTCTTTACTGGCAAAACACCTCTGTACCTTATTATATATTTTCTTGCCATTGTGTGAACCATACTCATACTTACTGGTAATCTTAGTTATCTTTTGGAAATCAAGCAATAACTTAGATTTATTAACTGTAGTTTTAACTGAAATACCTTTTGTGAAGTAATCCACAACTGCTCTATTTACAATTGGTAAATCATTGTCCAATGGACTCAGCTTTTTAACCACTGAACCTTTACGTTTTATAGTTCCTTTATCATCCATGATTATATAGTTATTTACATCACGTTGAATTACCTTACAGTATTCGTCAAACTCCAAATCCATTCTTGTTCTTTTAGACCACTCATTGCATATGGATACAATCTCCTCTTTATCATCCTTACTGTATAATTTGACTAACACACCATCTGTATTTGACTGAATAAGCTGACATTTACCTTCTAATGCGTTTATCAAGTCTAGGAGTAGTAACTGTCCTGCTATACATACACCGTTCGCTTGTTTTGGGTCGTATAGATTATTATATTTATCCTTCGAGGCTCCAAACGTACCGTTGAGTACAATCTTACGTGGCCCTTGTCTTTTATCTTTATTAGCTTTCATAATTAATCTATCATCACGTATTTGTGTATATTTTTTTGGATTCAATACATTCCTAGATAGATAGTTATATTCAATCATCATAGCAGGATAGTAAGAACTTACATCCGCCATCAGAAAATATCCTTCTCCATAGTATTTGTTTATGGCACCATGCAAACCTCCAATTCCAAAAGTATGTGGCACATCATTTATGGTGGTTCCCAATTTCATTTTTTCATAATCTTTTACATTATCTCCCCAATTTTTATACCATTCTTTAATCCATTCATGTTTACCTAATTTTAAAGTATCTGGAAATACAATGTCAAATTCATCATCATGTTTCTTTTTCACTGCTCCTAAAATTATAGCTGACATCTGAACCTTAGTTTTATTAATACATGAAATATCAAGTCCAAATTCTTTAATTAATCCCATATGAGATAAAAATTCAGTTTGAGTTTCAATGAATACCCCAAATGTTTCCATAACATCAGTTTTACAATATTCAATTGTAGATAACAATTCTTTTCTCGTTAATGGTCTATCAATATCAAATGGAACAGATGTTTCAATTATACTGTGACCTTGAAAACTTTCGAGTTCTTTTAAACTTCTGAATCCTACTGAACAATCGTATCCGAGTATGGGAAAATTATTTAATAGTTTAGAAAATTCAAAGCCTTTACGGTCTTTATTTATAATCCAATCTGACATTTCATAAGGGTTGAAATCACATAATATAGCTTTTAGAATATAATTATCATAATTTCTTGAATTATACCCTACCATTATCGTATCCTTGTAATGCTCATAAAAATTTTCAAGTTGTGACTTATTATCAACTATAAAATGTGTTTTCTTTGTATCTGTATCAAGCCAGGATATTAACCAATTATATTTAAATACCTCAAAATCTATGAAAATTATAATAATCACTCTCCTTTTTTTGTAATGTAAAACCAACTGTAGTTATATTATAACATACAATTGGCACATAAGATAGCTATTTATTTTATTTTAGTTGCCCTCTGCATAATGTGTTTTATTTTTTCTGAGTAGCTAATCTCATACTTTATTCAACACTTATCGCTCCCTCTGACAGTCGACATAAGAGGTGTTCCTTTAGCAAGGTGGACCAACACTCGAGTCCCACACTAGCAACCAAAACTTATGTAGTGCTACGAACCACATGACCCTCGTAGCGTTGTCCTTGTACTTAAGACATTATAGTGGAACCATTTTAGGATAATATACACTTAGACAATCTTTCAAAAGTCATTGGTATCTCATAGCCTTGTTGGTCTTATTGGAGGTTTCGGTGGGAGTCGAACCCACAACCTTCTGCTTACAAGGCAGATGCTCTACCATTGAGCCACGAAACCATGTATGAGGGAACTTAATCCCCCTTGGTATTAAAAAGCTAAATCGGCATCAGTTATTGGTAATACTTCTTCGGTTTCAATCTTCTCTAACACTTTAAGCTTAGGGAACTTTTGGTCAAAGTCTTTATTTCCGTAAGTTACCATTAATCTGTATTCATTGCCCAAAGGAACATTTTCAACTAAGTTTGCAAAACTTCCCATTCCTTCAAATTCAAGAGACTCTCCTACTAATCCTCCTACAAATGCTACTGCTTCGGCAATGTTAACTGCGGTCATTTGAGGATTGTTCAAGTTTTGTAACATCTGATTGTAGAAGATTATTCTATTGCTATCACTCATTCTGAATTGACCTTTTAACATTGGTAGACCATTCTTTGATTCTGATGGAACTAATGATTCTAATTTAACTTTGTATTCCCCTATTGCTAGTGGCTCAAATTTGTGCTTTTCAACCTGTACTTCATCTTTTGATACTATATTTTCAAATCGTTCCCATAAGTTTCCCATATAATTAATCTCCTTCTCTGCGTTAACTCCCTTGCGGTGAGTGGCATTGTCTAATTGACTATATCTTATTATAACATACTATTTATCTTCTGTCAAGTATTTATTTTAATTCATACTTGTTTTGTATTACGCATCAACTTCTTCAAAACATTCTAAACATTCTTCTTTATCAGTTTTATCTCTATATCTTAATCTTGTATCTATTCCATACTTACAAAACACTGTATCATCTGTATCATTGATGTTCATTTGCTTACACCTACTGCATTGAAATGCTTCCATATTTTCTCCTTTCATATGTCGTACTTTTCTCATATTATGTCACAATTATTTTAAATAAGTTGCTTTCATATCAGCTATGTGTAAGTGCAATGCTAGTGGAAATTTGTCATACGCAGCACTTAATGTGCTCCACACCTTGTCACCTTCATATGCACCCATGTGCCACCTAATAGCCATTGATTCTTCCATAGTTAGTTTCATGTCTTGCATAATCATAAATACGGACTTCTCTGAATGTCCATAAGGTAATTGGTCATCTACTGTGTAGTAAGGAACTGATTTCCATTTACCATGTTCATCTTTAACGTTCCTTGAACTTACCGTATAATAACCTATCTTACATATGTCGTGAAGTAATGATACTATGGTGAGTGTTTCGTCTGAATAGAGATTTCCTACATCAGCTGTTAAGATATGAAAGACTTCAATTGAGTGATGACATAAACCGCCTTCTACTGAATCATGAAATCTTGTCGAAGCTGGAGCAGTGAAGAAATCTGTCTTGGTGATGTTATTTAGTAGGGTATCGAATCCATCTCTTTGGATGAACTCATTTGCTAACCTTGTAAACAGTATAGCATCTTTATCTGCGGTTGTCAAGAGAATCACCCACTTTTAAAAATAAACTTTTATCTTCTATACATTCACAATTACAATTATCACAATCGAAATCATACCCACAGTTAGTAGGTACTTTCTCCCAGTGCAGTTCCAATTGGTCATTTGCTCCTATCATTTATATCACTCCTTCTATAATAGAACTTGGTTTAAATTTTAGTATTTTAAATTTTCCAGTATAGTTTGAATTTTTATTACTATGACTTAATCCTCGTTTAGCAGAACTTAGAGTATCATAGCCAACTATATTATTATTTCTACTCTTTCTTACATAACGTATGAAAACACCATTTTCTGAAAACTCTCCTAGTAGAAATACAGAATCCAAATTACATCACTCCTTCGATTATATCTTGTAAACTTATTATTGGAGTTTCAGTTCTTGCCTCAATACAAGTCTTGCACGTTCCACAACCTTCTGCTTCAACTGTTCCCATCTTAATTCCATAATACCTTTCAATATTACATTCAACATCATATAATGCCATGTCCAAATATACTTGAGGTACTTCTATTATAACACTATTGATTGGACTTTCCTTAGTTACTGCACAAATATAGCATGGTAGTCTCTCACCAGTATTCTGAAAACATATCTCCTGATAACATGCTAACTGCGTGTCATAGTTCCAAGAAGTAACAAAGTCTATATAGTTACCTTTGGAGTCTGTAACAGTTCTTACAACTTTCAAATCACTAATTGCCATACCCTTTGAATAACTATCCATCTTACACTTGAACGGTATACCATTAATCTCACCAGTCATTACACTTTGTTTCTCCCCACTTAGAAATTGTGAGAATACAATATCATTGTCTATAAATTTACAAATCTCATCTGCTTTCTTAAAGTCAGCTTTAAGTTCTCCTTTAGTTGCACCTCTGGTAGATATAATCTCTGGATGGTCTAATTTAAATTTATCCAAAATACCACTTATATAATCGTCAACATAACTTCCTATTAACATAGCATCACTTGGTTTACCCCAAGGTTCAATACCACCTAATTCACATCTTTTAAACTTCTTATATCTACTAACTGACATATAACTTTCATCTGCGAAATACAATTCGTCATTTTCTAGTTCGATTGGATTAATCATTTACAATCCTCCTATTACCAATATTGACAATGAAATAACTGGGACTAGAAATCCTATCATTATTCCAATAATTATATTATCAATTTCTTCACTTAATATTGTATATATTGCAACTGCCGTGTAAACAACCCCAATATATAGTGCTAATAAAAACATTCCCATAATTACCTCCTATTTAGTATATGGATTTTTTGCTTCAGTCTTTGGTTTACTTACATCACTAATTTCTTCTGTAGCTTGCAATCCCATCATTACTTCTGGACAATGAATACGTCCAAACCATGTGTAAGCCCTGTATCCCAACATCAACTCAGGCATTGTTAACCATTTTGAAGCGCCTTTTGTTAACCAACCTTCTTTCTTTGCAATTGCTATTGTTACCGTAGCACCTTTTATAGTTTTACCATTGTGTTTATTCTCAGCAGTTACATATGCTCCCCATGTGTCTTTACCTTCTTCTCCAACATAGTTAAGTTCAACATTTGTATACTGTGGGTTACTTCTAATCATTGATGCGATTGCTGAACCACTAAAGCTTGGTTTACCTTGTATAACATATAAGTTCTGCATAACAACCATTGGACTAACACCCATTCTACTTGCCATATCAAGTGCTATGAAACAATTCTCTGGTCTATTCTGATATGCTACTGGAACTATAGTTGACTTGGAAAGCATTGACGCCATTTCCATAAGCTTATCTAACTCTACTGTTTCCCTTTTAATGTCTAATTGGTTTTCTTCTTTAATAATCATATCTCCCATGAAACATCCTCCTCCTTAACTCTAAATACAGTATACCACGAATAATTTCGGTTGTCAATGCTTATATTAAATATTTTTTATAAGTTTTACGATTGATAATAATAAACATACTGACATTAGTATAGTTGATACTATACATAGAAACGTAAATCCAGTCTCAATTCCAATATATACGTTTAGTGATAAACAAAATACATATATCAGTGTGAGAAATCCTTCCATATAAACTCCTCCTTATTAACCATTTCATTTTAATCTTTCTCGTAAAGAATATTTTAGTATATTGTACATCAACTCGCCACACTCACTAGGTTGCACAAACCATGTTTTAAAATCATACCTTATACTGTAGGTTAACAAACTAGCCATGAATGATTTGCTTGGAAACTTAGAACGATAAGAACCATTCAGTAACTTCTTCCATGTTGCTTGTTCAATTACAAGGTGCATTGTTTCATCATCAGCTACCCTTTCAAATTCCCTTAAAAATCTATCTCTACCACTTGTGAAATTCTGTGCAATCTCATCAAGCGAGTTTTTCTTTTCTATCAAAATCTTTCTGTCCAAATTAAGATGTGGGTAATGTGGAAGTATAAATGAATAATCTCCACTATTAAGTTTCTCAGTTATATATGGTACGTTGATTGAATCTAGGTAGTCCAAGATATGCTTGTTCTTTTGCTCTCTGGAATCACTTATTACTACCATGTCTTTTATTATATCATCTAAATTCTTATCCGTCAATACTATTCCTCCTCTTTATAATTCTTCATAAATTTAAATATAATCTTGGACACAAAACTTTGACTAATATTTAATTTCTTTGCAATTTCGCATTGTGAATACCCCGTACTCTTTAGCATAAATATTAAATAGTTTGGGTCCTCTATTATATCTTCTATCAATTTAAATGCACTATAATCATCATAGATTGGAACCGTGAAGTTGGATTCTAATGTCTCAGTAAGATGTGTCCTTTTTTGTGCTTGTGATTTTCTATACTCCTTATATATTCTACCATTACACACTAGGTGAAAATAGTTCGCTAAAGAACCCTTGGATTCATCATAGTGTATGACTGCTTCACATAATTCAATTGCTAATAAGCCATAATACTCACTTTCCGATAACTTATATTTATTTATGAACCAATATATGAGATTGTGATTATCCTCTATCATTTTCTGTTGTATCGTTGTAAGTTTACACATTTTAATAATCCACCTCTTCATAGAATTCTTTTTTAAGTCGTTTAAGTATCTTGGAAACGTATGATTGGCTTACTCCAAGGTGGTTGGCGATTTCTGTTTGGGAATAACCTTCTGATTTCATTTGTAGGATAATTCCATCATCACCATTCATCCACTCGCTTAACTCAGCCATTCGTTGTAAATCATCATTGTTAATAGTATGCACATTATCAATTAACGTCACATTAGTATGAAGTCGTTTTTGTGCTTGTGATTTTCTGTACTCCTTATACAGTACACCCTCGCACCTTAACTTATAATAGTTGGCTAAACTTCCTCTGCTTGGGTCATGCTTCATTACCGCATAACACAGTTCCAAACTTAAGAGGTCGTAGTATTCTGACATTTCTAAATGTTTTCTATTAATCATCCAATATATCAAGTTATGATTCTCGGTAACTATTATCCTTTGTTTATCTGTTAACCTCATTGTTATCACTCCCTTTCACCTCAATTAACTCTATAACCTATTATATCATGTAATCCACAGAAAGTCAAGGGTTTTAGCCATATTAATTACTCTATATATGGAAGGGATTCAAACCGTGACAACTGACACTGTGACAAACCGATTTTAAACTCTTTTTATATACTATTACTTCTATTTCACTTTATACTCTTTTATATATTTTCTTTGTCATTCTGTCATAAAAGAAGATAAAGAGAGTAGTACCAAGGGTTAAGGGTAGTGACAAAGTTGTGACAAATGGTGACAAAGTGACAACTGAATATTTAAAATAATCAGAAGATTCAGTTTATTTAAGATTTAAAGTAAATGTAATATTCTAAATATTCTGATAATTCATACTATTACAAATGTTAAATTTCTGTTAAATATTTTTGGAGAGTGATTTATAATTTGAAAGCTACGAAAATTTGAAAGGTGTAAATATTTGAAAGCTACGAAAATTTGAAAGTAAAAAAAGACACCTTTCGGCATCTATTTCTTAATCTTTAGTGGTTCTTTTGTTACCATTCTTAATATAGCATTTACAACTGTTAGTGCCATAGCTTGATATTCTGGACTAAAATACTGTTCTCCAGTTACTACTTGGATTCCTATTGCTATAAAGCCTATAAAGTTAACCCATAACGTTTTACTCATATACCATTTTTTATTCATTTAATTACCTCCAAATATTTTAGTGAATGTCATAAAATTTCCAATTATCCAAGGAACAACAAACCCAATTACTGCACCTATTATGGAAAACTTCCAAAAATTACTCATTTTCCGCCAATCCATAAGTGGCTTATTTTTTATTTCAGTTACAATTTCAATCAAACTGTTTTGACTTTTTTCTATATTTTCTAATTTTATTTCATTTCTAATATTAGCATCATGGTTATACAACAAGTCAATGCTCATCTTGTTACTATACTCCTTCGCCTCAGCCTTTATTTCTACTATATCATGCTTTATATAATCAAGTTCTAAACGAATAGAATCTTCACTCATTATGTCACAACTCCTATTTTTTGGTTAAACCCACGATTTCTCGTAGGTCATTTGGATTACCACCATAACCAAAACCACATTGATTATCACCTCTGTACTTCTTATTTTAATTCTCGTAGTTCAAAATTATAAAATAAAACTTCTTTACAATCTTTGGTTCTACATAATACTCCTTCATCCATAATGGCTAAAACCATTACCCAATCCTTGGATAGTTTAACTTCTACTCTTTCTCCAACTTCCATGATACTTTCCTCCTTTATAATTTCCTTATTAATCTATCCAGTACTGTCTGAGTGTGTACACCCATTATGCCATCTTCAACTAGTGGTCTACCCATAACATCTTTTATTCCCAATCCATTTAAGAACTTCTGTGTTTCCAGTACATAATTAACCTTTGGGATAATTTTAACTCCAAGTTGATTACATATTGCTTTACCTAGTGCATTTGCTTCGGCTTGTAACTCAGCATTACTATTGAACGCATAATAATCATCTGTGTCCATAAAACCAAATTCTGTTAATATACAAGGCATCACACTATTTCTTATAACTGAAAAATAGTCCCTACCATCAGAACCTTTTTTAGTTTTTACTGCCATACCATGAGCATTGTTAAGTGACTTGAAACCAGCTGCAACCTTATTGGCAAGTTCTAATCCAACACCATTATATATGGAATGATAGACTTCAAATCCATCTCCACCTCCTGCATTATGATGAATTGAAATTAGTAAATTAGCATGGTTTTCATTTGCAAGATTTGTTATTTCTGATAAACTAGTATATTCATCAGTACTTCTTGTCATGATAACATCAATTCCTTGGTCAACTAAGAATTTCTTTAACTTTAATGCAACCTTTAGGTTTACAGTTTTCTCATAAACACTACCTCTATTTGCACCATTGTCATACCCACCATGTCCTGCATTAATGGTTACTTTATTTACCATAATTAATACCTCCAACCTTTTATTTAATATGTGGATTCATAGTATTATTACCAACGAACCCACATAATATTTTATACCATTTATTTTTCTGCCATGGTTTTTGTTACCTGTTCTTGATAGTCTACTTGTTCTTTTTTAATTATCTCACTTGTTTCATTATCAATTATTTGTTTTATTTCTATTAGAATAAGTCTTAGTATAGTTGCTGGAAGTTTTGCACTCACCATTTCCTTTAAAATACTTGCTTTTGCATCTTCAATTTTTAAATTTATACTTCTTTCCACTACCATTTTATATTCCTCCTATTTTTTTAAAGTTGTTTACTTGTTCCACTGCTCGCATATAACCATGTGCCTGTATCTCTTATGTCTAAGTAAGAACCTGCATTTGCGTGTAAAATTAATCTGTTTGTCAAACATTCTAAAAAACAGCCGTTTGGTAAATTTATAATATCTCCACCGTTTATATTAACACTTGGTGCATTAATATATATTTCTTGTGAAGCATTAACTGTTGTTGTACCATTGGATATTAGAGTCAATGTCTCTGAACCTTTCATAGTTAATTTACCACCATCTTGACCACCCACACTACCTTGTGCATACCATATATAATTTTTCATAGTAAGCACGTCTCCTGCATATGGACCAAATGAAATAAATGGATATTTATCGTATGCCCAAGTTTCATCAATTCCAATTCTAATATTTTTTATATTATCGGCATAGAAATCAACATATTGGTCTTTTACTGAAAAATAATCAGCTGTGTTTGAGGTTCTTATTGTTGTACCAGTTATAGTTCCGCCACTTATTGTTGGGCTGTATATAGTTGTACTATCTATATAAGTGGATTGTATATATGATGGAAGAACTGGTATTGTTGGTTGACTAGTTACATTATCCCAAGATATATATGCATTTGCTCCCATAATTACATTAGTTCCTACTGTTAAAGTTTCTATCTGTGCAGTAGATATACTTGCATTAAGTGTACTTATATTTTCAGCATATACACTAGGAGTCCAGATACCATTAACATCTATATAAGTTGCATTAATTGTATCTAAAGCCATTAGGTCTGTGTACTGTGTTGGAATTGATGGTTGACTAGTTACATTATCCCAAGATATATATGCATTAGTACCCATGGTAACATTATCACCTACAACTAAATTTTCTACATTTAATAGAGCAGCATTCAAGGTTCCAGTTGTTATAAAATCTGCTACAATTTGACCATCCATAGTCATTGCTAGTCCATACGTTCCACTGTATCCTGTGCTTGAAAAACCAAACCCATTCTCATTCCATACCCATACTTTACTTGCTAAATCCAAATCTTCATTATCTGATATAGCTAAGCCAGAAGGTAATCCACTAATGTTATCATATAGTGTTTTTAAATATCCACCGTCTGCGCCAGTTATTAAATTGGTTGCATTTGCGATTGCCACATTTAAATCAGCATATGATTGTGATATTGCCTTTGTTAGAGTTGACCCTCCAGTTATCGTTATAGTAGTGTTCGTGCTACTCGGACAATCTACTGTAAATATACTTTTCATTCCACCATTATACGAAAACTTGTGATTTACAATGGCCAAAGTTCTAATAACATTTAGTGAATCTGTAAATTCAATTGTATCACCAACTTGTAAATGTGGCATACCTTGTGCAGTTAATTTATATGCATAAAATTCTAATGGAAATTCCCTATTGAGTACTGTTTGTAATTCACTACTATTTGTAATTGCACTATTTTCAAATTCTAAAGCAAATCCAGTTCCATCCCCAGCTATTATATCAACTTCTTCATCATCTGTTGTAATTGATAATTGTGATAATCTAACTATAGTATCACTAGTTAATTTAAAATCAATATAATTATCTGCATCAAATCCAAATCCACTATAAGTTAAAAACTTAAACGATACTTCTCCATAACAATTTATAGTAGCATTTGTTGTGCATAAAGATGCTATCATTCCAATAACTTGTCTAACAGTTCCTATAGGTTTTGTTGGAAAACTAACAGAGGGTAAAGTTTGAATTTCAAAAACTATTCCATAATCAGTTGTTATTTCAGAAATCATATCCTGTATTGTAGCAGGAAAAGCTAAAGCTGAATCATATCTATAACTATCATAGTCTATCATTACATCATACGCTTCTAATTTAGTTGTTAATTTTCCTTTTACTACATCACCATAACTAGGATAAAATGTTCCCATCTGAACCCATTCAAAAATACCATTTACATCAATTCCAACAAATACAACTAATGGTTCACCCACTAAAATAGATGGTATATCTACTGTATTTACAAATTCTAATATTAATTTGTTAGATATAACTCCACCTAATGTTGGAATATTATTACTTCCAAATGAACTTTCAATATCAAAACCAACTATTGTATCTGTATCCATAAATACTTCTGGATTTTCAGTAGAGTATAATTGTTCATCATTTATATCATATAATAAACTACCATTTATATCATATAATATATCTCCAATTCCAATTCTAGCATTTACTGTTCTTGTTGATTTTTTTATTTCTGTTAAAAAATTTGATGTTATATCAAACATAGTTTACACCTCCTACTGTTCTACAAAATTCATTTTTAAACTTTCCCATAATAAATCGGTTGTTCCATTTCCAAATCTATACATTGGAGAATTTCTATCTCCAACATAAAAAGTCTTTGTTGTTACTCCTAATATTGGGTCCTGATATGTTACTTCAAAAAATACATCTGATACTGCTCCAAGTAAAGTTGCCATATCACTTTGGCTCATTGGAGGAAACTCACAATTTAATTTTCGTTTAGTTCCAATTCTATCTCTAATGAGATTTCCATTAGCATTTCTAGTGCTTTCTCCATCTATATCACTTATATCAACTTGCAGTTTGCTTGGTGTCTTTACTGCTGTTAAATTTATGGTTAACAATGCCATAATAATACCTCCTTAATTGATAAAGAGATGAAGTTTTTACCCACACCTCTACTTATATAATTACCATTTTTTTAATTATTAATATCAAATTATAAGTATATTTTTATTATACTTATGTGGTACTATTTTCCTATGACGATGCAATAAATATAATACTGCCAGTATAAACCGTACTCGTAACAAGTGATATAACAGAGTTTAATATTTGTATGTCACCATTTGTATTTATTGAAATTGTATATCCGTTTGTTCTGAATGCAGTAAGGTCGAATAAAGGAAATACGGTATCGGATAAAGGTCTGTAACCAATAGGTAAAGTTGCTATAATAGTTCCAACCGCTATTGTTCCACTTGTCGCACTAAAGACTAATTCAATCTGATTAAGACTATTTTTTCTGTATTTATTACCTCCGCTATACGTTGTCCACCCATTTAACAATGTAGGTGTTATCCAATTAACCATGGGTAAAAAAGTTGAATTTAGTAAAGTGGTTGAACCACAAACATGATTTATTCTAGCTATTTTTTTTAAAGTGTCGCATACTTCAATATTATTAGTTATAGAGGTTTCATTGCAACCAACAAATACTATCCCTTTTGAATTTGCTGTTGAAAATATTACATTTCTTGACCTTTTTAAAGTTACCCCACTTAAATTAACAGTATCGCTATAATTTACATTAAATATAGACATACCATCTATAATTGTTGAGATTGTTCCTTGTATTATTCCACCATTAAAATTAATACC